CCAGACCTTGCCAGCGGCGATCAGTTAGAAATCAGCAATGTACAAGGTGGAACGATCTCTGATGTAACTGTTAACGTGGATGCATCATTCAATGTTGTTGCAGGAATGACTTCGTTTGATGTAAGGGTTAATGACGGTACAGAGTGGGGAGATATAGGAACTCAGTATATAGAGGGTTTATCTATAGAGTCTTCAGGTCTGTATAGACCAATATATTCTACAATCTACCGAAATATTTACAAACCAATAGGAAACGAATAATGTCTTATGTAAACTTAGAAGCTAACTCTACAGGCACTACTGCACAGTCAACTAGAGCCAACTCTACAAACTTTGTTGTATCTGGCACTTGGGGTTCTGGAACCCTCTCAATTCAAGTTCTAGACCCTGAGAATTCAACTTGGGTAACCGTATACAGCAATACCACTAACTTCTCTATCAACCTTTTGATAGGGTCTGGAGCTAGTTTTAGGTATGTACTTAGTGGGGCAACATCCCCCGACTTGGATATCTATGCTATGCCTTGTTATATGAGGGATCTTAGTATCTGATGAAAATTGATAAGACTAAGCTTAGGGATGATCGGGGACACCCGCTAACCCAATCTTTGTTCTTAGAGATAGGTTATAATACGCAATTCGCAGTGTATACTCTCAAAGAGGAAGACTTCGAGTATGAGGGGAAGGTTTACCCTTCCCTTAAGCGTTTATACTTAGAGTGTGAAGACCCTACAGAGTATAACTTCGCTAAGACCTATCTACTAAGTTGGAGCCATTGGAAGCGTCTCCTAGAGAATAAAGCCCTAAAGAAATACTTCGATGAGTGGAGAGATGAACTTGAGTATAAGCTTCGCTCTCAAGCTATTAGGGATATTATAGGGATGAGTGCTAACGAGTCTGGTGGATTCCAAGCAGCTAAATGGCTAGCCGATAGGGGTTGGGATAAACGAGCTGCTGGACGCCCTAGTAAGAAAGAGAAAGAGGCAGAGGACAACATTAATAACCGTTTGGCTGAAGAGTTTAAAGCGGATATTGTTCGTCTTAAAGCCGTGGAGAAGTGATAAATGGCTAGCGATGATGAGTGGCTTAAAGAGGCTAAACGTAAACTAGATAAGATGCCAGAGCAAGCTAAGGAGATAAGGGAGGCTGTTCTGGGTAACCTATTCATGTTTGCGCAACTAGTTAACCCCGGATATATGTATGGAGATATACATAGAGAGATTTTTCAATGGATGCAGAACTATTCTCTCTTTGGTAATGATGAGGAGTTAACTAGCAATAAATTGATAATGCTACCTAGAGCACATTTAAAGAGTCATATGGTGGCTACATGGTGTGCTTGGATTGTAACTAAGCACCCAGAAGTAACTATGCTATATGTATCAGCCACTGCTGAACTAGCCATCACACAGTTATACGCTATTCAAAACATTTTCTGCTCAGCTGTATACCAAAGATTCTTCCCAGAGTACATCCACCCTCAAGAGGGTAAGAGGGAGAAATGGTGCTCTACTAGTATTATTATAGATCACCCTAAGCGTGCTTCAGAAGGAATACGAGACGCTACAGTGAAGATTGCTGGATTGACTACCAACACTACAGGATGGCATGCAGATATCATCATAGCGGACGATTTGGTGGTCCCTGAGAATGCTTATACAGAGGATGGTAGGGAGAGTGTCTCTAAGAAGTCCTCCCAGTTTACATCCATTCGTAATGCTGGTGGACTAACAATGGCTTGTGGTACTAGATACCATCCAGCAGATATATACTCTGTATGGAGAGAGCAAGTCTATGATGACTATGATGATGAAGGTGTTAAGGTAGGCCAGAAGCCTGTCTGGGATATCAAGGAGTATAGGGTTGAAGAAGATGGTATATTTCTATGGCCTAGGAGAGTTAGAACTGATGGAAAAGCCTTTGGTTTTGACAATAGAGTGTTGGCCAGAATTAGGGCAGAATACAGCGATAGGGTACAGTTCTATGCACAGTATTATAACGACCCCAATGACCCAACTACAGAACGTATCTCAAGAGATAAGTTCCAATACTATGATCAACGCTTCCTAAGGAAGGAAGCTGGGCAATGGTACTATAAAGATAGACGCCTTAATATCTATGCAGCAGTTGACTTTGCTTTTAGCCTCTCTAAGAGTGCTGACTATACAGCCATAGTAGTTGTAGGTCTAGATGGAGATGGTAATATATTCGTTCTAGATATAGATCGATTTAAGGCTGACAAGACTATTGAATACTTCAAACATATACTAGACCTTCATAGCAAATGGAAGTTTAGGAAGATTAGGGCAGAGGTAACAGTAGCTCAGAAAGTTATTGTTAATGGCATTAAGGATTATGTTAAGCGAGAAGGTCTCAGTTTGTCCGTAGAGGAGGCTAGACCTACTAGGCATGAGGGTAGCAAGGAGGAGCGTATTGCAGCAGCTCTAGAGCCAAAATATGACTCCCTATTAGTATGGCATTACGAGGGTGGGTGGATACCAACACTAGAAGAAGAGCTAGTATTGGCTAGACCTCCCCACGATGACATAAAGGATGCTTTTGCATCAGCAATGGAAATAGCAGTGGCACCAACAAGAAACTACATAAATAAAGTGGCAGATTTCTTTGCTGGAGGCTCAATAAGTAAACGATTTGGTGGAGTATCCTACCGTGGCTAAGCTAGTAAAAGATTTAGTAATTCCTATATATGGTTTGACAGTGGTCCTAGGACTTGACTCTAAGGCCCTCTCTAAGCACCTACAAAAGAAGTATGGTATTAGCCATAGTATCCCAGAGGGTCATGCTGGACAAGCGGCTATATTCGAATATGGAGACTCTGGATATCTTGTTCATACGTTATACGTGGATAGGGAAATTTATAACGTAGGTTACCTTACTCATGAGTGCTTGCATTGTGCTTGGCACCTACTAGGTGAGGTTGGGGTAGAGTTGACTTGTGAGAACCATGAAGCACTAGCATATCTCGCTGGATGGTTAGCAGAGCAGGTACATGAATTTTATATGAAAGGAAAAGATAATGTCGGATAAGGTAGCTGAACTTACAAGCCTACTAGACCAAGATGATTCAGCCAAGTGGATATCCTACTTATGGGATAAGTTTAACTCTCAGCGTGACCCAATAATCAACCAGTGGTCTGAGCTTAGGGATTATGTATTTGCTACAGACACCTCAACCACCACTAACTCGAAGTTGCCTTGGAAGAACTCAACCACTACACCTAAGCTTTGCCAGATCAGAGACAACCTCCATTCCAACTATCGTAGCAGCCTATTCCCCAATGACAATTGGCTAGTATGGAGGGGGTATGATAAGCAAGACTCTACTAGGGCTAAAGCTAAAGCTATTGAATCGTACATGGCTAACAAGTGTAGAGAAGGGCATTTCCGTCAAGAGGTGTCTAAACTCATCTATGATTATATTGATCATGGTAATGCGTTTGCTACAGTCAGCTTTGAAGCTAATTATAAAGACAGTGTTTCTGGTGAGCGTATCCCTGATTATATTGGCCCTCGGCTTGTTAGGATTAGCCCTCTCGACATAGTGTTTAATCCTCTTGCTAGTACCATTAGGGATACATGGAAGATTGTACGCTCTGTAAAGACTCTAGGGGAGATTAAGAAGCTAGCCGCTACAGAACCAGACCAATCCTTCTGGAAGGGCGTGGTGAGCAAAAGAGAGCTTCTCAGCTCACGTTTAGGGGGCTACTCTGTAGATGACTTCAAGAAGGCTAACGCATATCAGGTGGATGGGTTTGGTAACCTGTATGAATACTACCAATCGAACTATGTAGAGATTCTAGAGTTCTTTGGAGATTACCATAACGAAGCTACAGGAGAACTACAGACTAATAGGATTATTACTATCGTTGATAGATGCCTAACCATTCGTAATGTAGAGATGCCTAACTGGTTTGGTCATGCCCCAATCTATCATGTTGGTTGGAGATTACGCCCAGATAATCTTTGGGCTATGGGTCCGCTAGATAACCTCGTAGGTATGCAATATCGTATTGACCACCTAGAGAACCTTAAAGCTGACGCTATGGACCTTGTTGTACATCCACCACTAGCGATTATAGGTGAAGTTGAGGGGGCTGTATGGGCACCCGGAGCACAGTTCTTCTTAGACGAAGGTGGTAGTATACAAGAAATCTCTAAAAGTATGAATGGGATTATAGCAGCTGATCAGCAGATACAACTCCTCGAAGAGAAGATGGAATTGTATGCTGGTGCTCCTAAGCAAGCTATGGGTATCCGTACACCCGGTGAGAAGACCGCCTTAGAGGTTCAGACCTTAGAGAATGCTTCTGGTAGAATCTTCCAAGAAAAGGTCACTACGTTCGAAACAGAGCTTCTGGAGCCATGTTTGAATGCTATGCTAGAGGTTGCTACTAGAAATATGGATGGTAGTGACGTAGTAAGAGTTATGGATGATGACCTAGGGGTAGAAATATTCCAGACAATAACCAAACAAGACATAACAGCTTCTGGTAAACTACGTCCTATCGGCGCTAGACACTTCGGTAAGCAAGCTCAAGATTTACAGAATATTATTGGTGTATTCAATTCACCTATCTTCCAGATCATAGCACCTCATACTAGCGCTATAGCGTTAACTAAATTTGTTGAGGATGTTACTGGCATAACCGCCTATGATATATTCCAACCTAACGTTGCTGTCTTCGAGCAGAAGGAAACCCAAGGGTTGGTTAATCAAGGTCAAGAAGATCTTATGGTAGAACAACAAGTTCCGGTAACGCAATGAAGACATCATGGACTAAGGGCTTATCAGCCCAAGAGATTCTTGATATAGAATCTGCTTATAAGGCGTCTACACTCATTCGTAAACGCCTAGTAGATATACTCAAAGAGAAGTCTGAGGGTAATAAGCGTAACGCTAGAAGCAAGGTGGGGTATGATAACCCTAACTGGGCTTATCTACAAGCAGATAGTGTAGGTTATGAACGTGCTTTGCACGATTTAATCGATCTTTTACAATAACCACCAAGTATAATAGTATACTTCTAGTATTATTCATTCGAAGAATGTAAATATTAAGAGTAATAATAAGAATATTATTATTAATATTATATACTAGTATATACTCTAAGGATTCTATGACAGACCAGTCAATTTTTACAGAACAAGTTAGTGACCCTAACAAAACTATCCCTCAAACTAATGACCTATTTGCTGACCAGCTAGCGGCCATTAAGAATGGGAGTGGGCAACAGAAATATGCTACAACCGAAGAGGCCCTTAAAGCTCTAGCTCATGCTCAAGGCTATATCCCTGAACTAAAGACTGAGATTCAGGCTCAGGGTGAGATCATCGCCAAACTTAAAGAAGAGTTAGATAAGAAGGCATCATTGGAACAACTTATGGAAAGAATTGCCCAACCTCAAGCGACACAAAACACTGTTGGAACACCACCACAGGCGAATGTGCTTGACCCTCAAGAGGTGATTAACCTCGTTAATCAAACCCTTGCTAGCCAAAACCAAGCAGCCTCACAGAAAGCAAACAAAGACAAAGTTGAACAAACTCTGGTGAGCAAGTTTGGTGATAAAACTATTGAAGTGATTCAAGCTAAGGCTAAGGAGCTGGGGCTTACGCCACAGAAGATTGGAGAGCTTGCTAGTATCAGCCCACAGGCTGCACT